TGCGTTGAAGACTTACTTAATTTAGAAGTAGCAAGCAAGCTTATCATGACCTCTTATTCTTTTGTCCACGGAGTGCCATCTAAGATTGTGAACCCAGTAACTGGTGAAGCACTAGATGGTGTTGAGATCGTTTTAAAAGATTCAAAAAAAAAGAGCAAATAGAACAAAGACCCGAGTCACTTCTAGTGATGAGATTGCTGTCTTATATAGACGGACTAAGCTCAGTTTCTAATTGGGATTATTTTTTCATCAAGACTTCTTTCATGACAGACGAAATGAAGCGAGTCAATTGTGGCGAGTGCGTGAGAGCAAAGAACCACGACAAGATAAAAACATTGCAACACTGCACGACCATAAGCAAGCAGGCGGTTTTCCCTACGGATGAATTTAATTATTACACCTGTGCAGGAAAGTTTAGACTAGGCAATTGGTCAAATATTAATATGCTATGTGATTTATTCTCTAAAGGCATAAATCCCTATGGCGATTCACTTTTAAATACACCTAACAAGCTTGTCGAAGTCTCTAATTTAATCCATAATTTTAGGGTAGAGAAGCAAATCAAGGAACAAAAAGAATGGCAAACGAAGTCCAAATCGAAATCTCGCTAGAAGAGAAGCAAGCCCTTGAAGCACTAGCCAAATTAATTAAACAAACTGATAAGTTTACAGAGTCGGTAAAAGAGAGTGCAAGAGCTTCTCAGTCATTGTCTGTTGCAATTCCAAAGGTCACCGCATTTGTTGATATGCTTGGGAATGTTGTGGGCAGATCAAACGACAAGCTAGAAGACACGAAAGAAGTAATGCAAGAAGTTGCCAAAGCTTCTGTTCAGGCGGCAAGTAAGTTTGATGTTTTTATCGCTGCGACCGCCGCAGGATTAGCGGTGAAGGCTTTTGATTTTTTAGCAGACTCTGGAAGAAAATTATTTGATGTTTTTATTGTTCAGGGAGTTGCCGCTGCTCAAGCAAATGAAGACGCGGTCAACAAACTAAACACTTCATTGGGACTTGCTGGATTTAATGTCGCTACCGCCAGCAAAGAATTTCAAAAGTTTGCAGACACTCTACAAGCTTCTTCAAATTTTGCAGGCAATTTAATAGTAGAGAATATTGCACTATTGAGTTCTATAAGCAGTTTGTCTGGCCAAGGATTAAAAGACGGCACCAAGGCCGCGCTTGATTTATCAGCTGCACTAGGGATTAGCTTAGAGAGCGCAGTGCGCTTGGTTGGAAAAGCTGCGAACGGAGAAACAGGTGCGTTTGAAAAATATGGAATAAAAATAAAAGAGGGCACAACAAACTCAGAGACTTTTGCAAATGCACTAAGCGCAGTAAACAGCAAACTCGGAGGAAGCGCCGCCGCTCAGGTTGACACTTATTCCGGCAGGGTCACTCAATTATCAAATACATTTGAAAAGTTGCAAGAAGAGTTTGGGAAACTAATAACTCAAAATGATGATGTTAAGGACGGAATAAAAATACTAACCGAGGGCATAGTTGCATTTAGCTCTGTAGTTGTTCGTTACGGTCCTAGCGTAGTATCCAATCTTAAAGAAATAGCAGACATATTAATTATAAATCCATCAAAATACTGGACAGAAGTTTTTTCTGGAACTTCTGGACTTGAGACAACGACACAGCAACTTGAGGGATTAAAAAAAGAAATTTCAGAACTAGAAATCTTAAGACAAGAAGCATCTAAAAAACCTTTTGCTGAAATATATGCTGGGCCAGATTCTTTAACTGGAATAACTGAAAAGCTGGATGGCTTAATTAAAAAAGAGCAAGAGCTTCTAAAGCTTCAAACATCATTAGGAAGTGAAGGAGGTTCTGAGTTTGTAGGGCCATCTGCACCAGCGAATCTAGATCAGCCAAATAAAGACCCTGCCAGCGCACCCGATGTTCTTTTTGAACAAGAAAAAATAGCATTAATAAATCAACTCAAAGCAGAGCAAGAAGAATTAAACGCTGCCGATAAATCTATTAAATCAGAAATAGAGTTTGCTGATAACGAATCAAAACTAGCAAGCATCGAAGCTCAAATAATTTCAGAGAATGAACTTAAGGCGAACCTCGATGCAACTAAGCTAGCTCAAGAAGCAAAGACCGTTGCTGACCTTGATAAAATAAAAGCTGATGCAAGAATTAAAAACCTAAATGAAGAGAAGAAGGCGGGGCAAAAAGAAATAGATGACAAGAAAGTCTTGCAGAAAATAAAAGAGCAAGATCAAAGAGATGCTTACGCAACAATAGCAACGCTGGCAAACTCAAATAATAAATCACTCGCAGCAATTGGTAAGGCGGCAGGTATAACTCAAATTGCAATTGATACGCCTGTTGCGATAGCAAAAGCCTATGCGGCTTTCCCTCCACCATTTAACTTTGCCGCGGCTGGATTAGTCGGTGCGGCAATGGCGGCACAGGCGGCAAGAATAGCTGGCATTGGTGGATTTCAAACAGGTGGCTTCGTCGGTGGAAATTCAATCGCAGGCGATCAAAATGTAATTCGTGCAAACTCAGATGAATTTGTCATGACAAGGGCAATGCAAAGAAATACTTTAGAAGCCGTTGCCAATGGCGCACAATCATCGGGCGGGAATAATAATGAAGCAATGGCGATGGCATTTTCTCAACCTATAATTGTTCAGGTTGATGGAAAAGAAATAGCAAGAGCAACACGACAGGCTCTTAAAGATGGATACGCACTATGAGAACTAAATTCTTATCTCTAAATTTAATACTAGATGCAACACTTACACCATCAACTGAAAATGCACAATATCCAGTTGAGAATATGCAGGACGCAAGAACGACAAAAGTTTTTAGATCAACGGCTGCGAGTGCCAATGTTGTTGTTGATTTTGGTTCAGCAAAGAGTGTTGACACAATTGCATTTAAAGCATCGAGTACAGGATCAATTGGCTGGACGGGAAATTTAACTTTAGAAATGAACGCAACCGACTCCTGGGGCGCGCCTTCATTTACTACCACGATAACACCAAATACAACTTTTAATATCGGTTACAAAAACTTTGCAACACAGACTTATAGGTATGCAAGACTTGTAGCAACAGGAAGTTCTTATGTTGAATTTTCAAATTTCTTTCTTGGCGCTTTTACTCAGCTTGCTGATAACTCTATTGATTTTGGGTGGTCTCACTCCTTCAATGATTTAACCAAGGGGTCATTCAATAGATATGGTCAGGGATTTTTTGATGAAAATTTAAAACAGATGGATTTATCCGCAAGCTTTAAATATTTAAACAAAACAGAACTTGCGACAATTCAAGATATGTTTTTATATCATGGCATCAGTAAACCGATTTGGATTGTAGTTGATGAGGACGAATCAATTGTTGATGCCAAAGAAAGATTTATAAATCAATTCACAGTTCAAGGTTCACCCGATTTTAAAAATGGTGCCTTTGGATTATATGACACTTCATTTAAACTCATAGAGGTTATGTGACCTACGCAACAGAAATACAAAAAACTTCAAGTGAAAAATATCTAGTGGCTCATTTGCACCCAAGCGAAAGGCTTGTGCTTTTTACTTTAGACACGGGTTCAATTTATAAGAGAGTAACAACTTTTTTTGTTAAGCGAGCATTTCAAAACGGCACAGCTTTAACAGAAGCAGGTTCAAGTGCATTAAGTGCAGGACAATTCTTTTATGATATTCCTACAAGTACGCTTTATGTAAGAATGACAGATAGTTCAAATCCAACAACTAAAAACGTGACTGTTGAGTACAGATTTTTCTTTTCAGATAAACCACAAAATATTGCTTATGACTTGGCGTCTGGTGCGCAAGTTTATTATGAGGGCTTGCTTAAATCTAGTTCACCAATTAAAAAAGAGGTAGATTCGGAACTAATCGGGATAGCACTCGAGAGTACAACTACACTTAATTTTTTCAATAACACAGCTTACTTTGATGAAGTGTATGACACGCTTGTGTGGGAGAATAAAGAAGTTAAAATTTATTCTTTTGTAAACGGTCAGCAACAACTAACATTTGATGGGATAATTGAAAGTAAAAAATATTCTGACACCCAAGTTTCTTTTACCTGTAAAGATTACTTATTCAAACTTAGACAGCCATTATTGCAAGATTTCTTTTCATTAAGTGACGGCACCCTTCTTGATAAATTTATCGGCACACCAAAAAGAACTTTATACGGCCAGTTCAGACAACTTGCCTGTGTCCCACTAGATTCAATCGGTCAAGGCTATGCACTCACTGGCACAGTTTCTGGAACGGTTGCATCACTAACACTCACGGGTGTTGGCACTTTATTTCTTGATGAAGTTTCTCCTAACGACAAATTATTTATTACTTCTGACATTGGAAACATTTTAGAGTTTGGAGTTGAGACAGTAACATCAAACACGCAGATAACTTTATCAGATGCAATCACAGAAACGATCACAACGCAATCACTTACAAATAAACCGGAAAGACCGTGGCGAAAAAAGAACAGACATTGGCACATAGCAGGTCACAAGCTCAGAGCGCCTAGCACAACTGTTGACGTTGCGATAAGTGAAAACAGATTCACCGTTGTTGATATTTCTGATTTCTTTGCAGGTGACTCAATTGATGTTAATGGTGAAGATGGCATCATCTTAAGAACATCAGAAGATCAGATAACATTAGTTTCAAATTTACAAAGCGGCGTACCTTCTAATGGCTTTGTTGTTACGAAAAATCCTGTGACAACTGCTTTTATTCTTAGTGATGAAGCTTTTATTAATAGGGATTTCACTGTTGCAAATACGACCGAGGCGATTCTCACGTTAGAGGATGACGCTGAATTAAATATTTCCAAAGATAGAACCATTGCAGGAACTTTTACTTTTACAAATGGATCAAGAAACGTGACCGCAACTGGCGTGGACTTATTAAACTTTTTAAAGCCAAGAGATTGGATTAAGACAACTGACATCACACACACAACACTATATGAAGTTTTATCAGTAGCGGAAACGGCACTGACTTTAAGAATTGCCTATGCAGGAACTAATCACACGGGCACAGCAAAAATAAGATTGCCAATTCTTTTGTCAGACGAAGGTTATGTGACTGTCAATTGTGTTGGAAAAGAAAATGCAGGGCTTTGGATAAATACAGCATCAAGGGCGGTGAAAGATTTGCTGACTTATGACCTTGCTCTAACAAACGTAAACACTGCGAGCTTTACAGAAGCTCATGAGGTGTGTCCTCATGTCTTGTCACTTGCTAGTCCTGAGAATATTGGCGGATCGCAAGAGATCGTTAAGGATGTAATAAACAAAATAAATAACTCTGTATTTGGTGCCCTCTCAAACGATTCGGCATGGGACTTATCCTATAATGTTTACGACCAGAAAAAACCAAATGAGCTATCAGTTATTTCAGACCACGATTTAACTTCTCCCTCAATTACAATAGAATCACAAAATAATATTGTTAGAAAGGTAAATGCTCGCTATGGGTTCTTTACCGACCTGATCACGGGTGAATATACTTCTGATCTTTATGAATGGGCTAATGACTTTGTTGACAGCCTAGTCGGTGTTAAAAATGAGCTTGAAATAAATCTTTATTTATTCAACCTATCATCAGCAAAGATCATGGCACAGCGCTGGTCAATGTTTCGCTCGCTCTCACAGTCCACCGTGACCGTTAAATCTGATTTAAGATTCGCCCTTAATAACATCGGGGACAAGATTTACCTCGGCTTAGACAGGCTTTATAAGCGCCTAGGCAATAGGGACAGACTTAAAATCGGAGTAATTACATCAATTACAAAAGATTCAAACGGTGTTGATCTAAAATTTACAGACCATGGAAACACTTATAATAGAGTGGGAGCAATTGCGTCAAATACTTTTGCCGTTTATGCAAGTGCTAGTGATGATGAAAAGATTAAGGGCGCTTACATTGTTGACGATTCTACGAGCTTGCCTGATACTAGTAGTGACAAACAGATTTATACCAATTTAATAGGATAGATATGCCCCCTTTTATAACAATACCTAGTTCTTGGCTGGACGTGGGCGATCCCACAAAAAAAGAATTATTTGATTATATCAAGGACAACTTTGACGATTTAGATTCTCGCCAGACGGCCATTGAAAATAGCGTTGCAAAGATTGTTACTTATTCAGGGATTTTTTTAAACGCCTCTTCGGCATCAACACTCACTGGAATAATGTTTGAAAGAGTGCCAAGCAATTTTACAATCACAGATGCAAAACTTTGGATTTTTGAAAAAGGTTCACTCACTGGAAATTTAGAGCTTGATGTTAGAAAATCAAATAGCGCAGACTTCACTTCAGATAGTTCAATCTTTTCAACAAAACCTAAAATTGATTTCGGTGTAGCAGCCGATTATGCTGAATCAAGTAATGCCGTAATTAGCGCAGGCGCATTTACGGCTGGACAATATATTAGAATAGACATGACCTCACTTCCTGCCTCTGGAATTTTGGGCAAGTGGGGCGTTTACATAGTGGGAGAACCTTCATAATGGCAAATGCATACGTAATACCTTGGACACCCAACCCAGTTGATACTTTTAGCTTTGCTGCTTTGGGATTTACTTATACCGTTCCAGCAGGGAAATATGCAGTTGTAACATGGAATCTAAATGTTAGAGCTAATCTTGGTACTCCAAGCACGGCAAGTGTTATCACCTCAACGAATGGAGATAAAAGCGCATCTGGGAAAATAGAGCTCGTAGCAGGGGATGTATTGACTAGAACTCTTTCATCTCCATCTGGGACGAGCAGCTCATCTACTCAGCATACGACCATAGTTACGGCTCAATTTAATTTAAATTCAAACATAATAAGCTATATAAGCAGTAGCTCAGTTGTAATAGGAAGCCCTGGCGCTGGTGCTTTCACAATGCAAAGAGAAAATGAGGCAAGCGCTCATGCCATTATTCAAGAATATAACGTGGTGACATAATGAAAAGATTTCAATTAGAAGTAGATTTTGTTTCAAAAATAGTAGATCAGAGAATTTATTATGTCGATGCTAATAATAAAAACGAGGCTAAGAAATTTCTAGAAGACAACATAGACACGATGCAATTTGATTCAGCCACAAGTTTAAAGTCCGAGAAGTTTGAAGTTAAATCTAAAAAAATTAGCAAATACAACCAAGAAACCGAGTCCTTCGAGGAGGAGCTATGATCATTGCAATTTTATTCGGAGCTATTTTAAGTCAATTAGTCGAGGCAACAAATGTTTACAAGGACTGTGAAGGTAAAGATTTTGAACCAAAAGCTTGCAAGGTTGAAAAAGTGCTTCACGATCTTGGTGAATAGATGAAGCAGCTAGGGGCGATATCAATCATTACGGGCATGATTATCCCTTGGCTAATATTTATTTCAGTAAAGACTTTTAGCCACGATGCCTCGATTAGCGTAATGGATGAAAAGTTAAGAATTTTAGAAGAAGTAAGACAAGATGTTAAAACACTTTTACAAAGAGGTAATAAATGAGTGAAGTTCCAGCAAAAGTAAACAAGAGTTTATTTTTATCAAAAACATTTTATTTTGGTCTAGTGACTGCAATCGCACCACTTTTTCCACCAGTACAAGCATGGGTTAGTGCTAACGTGGAAACGGTTGGGTTGATTTGGTCTGCACTTGCAATCATTCTTAGAATGGTTACAAAAGACAAAGTTGTACTTTCCAACTAATGACAGCCGAGATCATAGCGGCACTGAAAGCGATTCCCGCCATCATAGATGCGATTAAGGGAGTCGCTAATCAAATAGAAAAGTTAAGTCTTGCTATGACTGAAAGAAATATTTCTAATTTAAAATCAGAGGTAAATTCTTACCTCGTTCAATTAGGACAGGCAAAATCAAGCGATGAGCGCAAGAGATTGATTCAAGAAATCTCAAAGGCAATATCAAAATGAAATTGTTTGTCCTGTTCTTTTTACTTGCTTGTAATGAAAAATATGCGCCACCAGCAATAAATATTTGCACAATCTCTGATGGCTCTTTTATTTGTGCTGACCCTAGAGTTAACAAGGGAAAGGCATATTCAAAACTTCTTGAAAATAATTACATCTGCACATCTCCCGATGATTACGATCGGATATATGCCTACTGTGCAGACATGAGAAAAGAGCGCATTAAGTTAGAAAAGAAACAAAAATAGTCATTTGATTTACCTCTAAAATAATTAGAAAATTTAGGAATGATTCTATCTATTCTTGGTAAGAAATGGAAAGTCTTATTTAAAAAAGCAGTCTATGACCAAGGCAGGTTGCTTGGTGGCACAACTGACGATATCACAAAAAAAATAGAAGTAAACACCACAACGGCTTTCACTGACAAAGAACAACAAATTGAAGAAGTTTCTAGGATTTTTTATCATGAATTTGCCCATGCTGTGTTTACAGAAAGCGACATTAGGGATCAATCTTGGTGGAATGAAGACGTTGAACACTTAATTATTGCACCATTGGCGAGAGCGTTAGCACATAACTTGCCTCTTAGAGATAAAACAAAGTAGAATTAAATAGCGGGCAAGCTAGGATGGCGAGTTCGCGCCGTTAGTTTGAGGTGTTACGGATGACATTAAAAATTATCAATGAAGAAAAGCCGCAAGAAAAAGAAATCTATATTTCCTTTACTGATCTGTATTCAAAGAAGCAAGGCTGGCTAGAAGAAAAACTGGCAGAGGGCTATCGCGTTTTTTTAACTCCAAAGAAAGGGCGAGCGCTAGAAATTTCCCTTGTGAAGTATAGATGAGCCAAGTAATCTTGGTTATATCTGACACCCATTACCCCGTACAGCACCCAGACACAATACCATTTTTAAAAAAGATAAAAGAAACTTTTAATCCAAATATCGTTGTTCATATAGGTGACGAAATTGACGGCGGATCAATTAGCTTCCACGACAAAGACCCTGATACACAATTTTCACCGTCGAGTGAACTAGAATCAGCAATACATCAATTAAGCGCGTTGTATGAATTATTCCCTGAGTGTTATGTAATGGAGTCAAATCACGGCTCATTGGTTTATCGCAGAGGAAAGTGGGCGGGATTGCCCCGGTCTGTTTTTAAATCTTACAATGAAATACTAAACGCGCCAAAATTATGGAAGTGGGTTCCTGAGTTAATCATAGAATCAGAGGCGGGTGATATTTATTTTTCACACGGACACAAGAAAAATGTTTTAGCAAACTCAAAAGACAGGTCAATGAACTATGTTCAAGGTCATCATCATTCGTCTTTCGATATTCAATACTGGGCGAATAGTAAAAAAGTATTTTGGGGCATGACAGTTGGGTGCTTGATTGACAATAAAAACCTTGCATTTAATTATAATAAAATTTTTCAAACAGTCCCCATGATCGGCACTGGGATAATTATAGACGGAGTTCCACTTTTAATACCAATGAAAAGAGATAAGGACAATAGATGGACAGGGATACTTTAATAAAAGAATTTCTTCTATGCCTTGTGCTATTGTCGGCGGTTCAATGTTATGTGGTTGATGACCCTTGCCCCGTTGAGGAATTTTATATTGAAGATGGCGTTGAGCGCAGAAAATGCTATCAATGAAAATTATCTTTCCCTAAAACACCATTCGCAAAACTAATCAGCTCTTCATGATAATGAATCAGCTTTTCAAGATCAAATATTTTATTGAAGTTTTTCTTTTTTTCGAGCAACAACTTATTGCGCTTAAGCTCTAGTTCTTCTTTGCGCTTTTCGAGTTGGTCTAAATCCCACTGCATTATGCTCTACGATAACCTAATAATTGGCTCTTTGGATACTTGGCATAACAAACTGAATCCGATTGATTGCCTCCCAGCACCGTAACATATTTAGAATCTTCACTTGAGAAAAACGCAACGTGACCTTGCCAACCGTCTTTCTTTCCACGCCAAAAAATTACAACATCGCCAACCTCAGGGACGATAACTTTCTTGCCCCAATTGAGCCATGATCTAGCAGATGCAGAGTTAGTGCCCTTAATTCCTGCTTGCTTCATACACCAATTGGCAAACGAACTGCACCACGCAATTTCATCACTCGTAGCGTCTAATGACGTAGCATCATGGTATTGTATAACTCTTGGATTGTGGTTCTTTCCAACTACTTCTTTAACACCTAGTTCTTTCATTGCTATTTGATAATGCTTTGGAACTAACGTGACTTTCTCGGATACTTCATTTGCATCTACAATTATTTTATCTTTCTTTTTGAATAGATTAATTAGCCATTTGAACATGATAACCTTCCTTGTTTTCTAGTATTATAGGTCACTTGTTCTCATTATTCTACCCAGAAATTCGAGTTAACACATTTAGCTGAACCCTCTTAACTAAGGCATCAAGATCGACTCTTTTTATTATTTCATCAGCATATTGTTCCATAAACCTATCGACAACCAACCTCATTAGCTCATTATGAATTTGACCAACTATATCGCCACGAGAGCTAGAATAGCTAGGCCTTATCATTTCATCAAAGTTTAATGAAAAATCGAGGATGGCTTTAAGCTGCTTTGTTTCAATGTTAAATTTTTCTTCCTTAAGTTTAATCTCTAAAAATTCACTCATATTTACTCCTGTTTATCGTTGCCTAAAATTTCTTTGATTCTATCCCATAAAACATCCATGTCCCGCATACCTCTTCCCATCTCTTCATCAAGCTCCCTTAGTAGCTGCAAGCAAGCGGAGAGTTTATTTTCTACTTCGTTAAGTTCATCTTCGGTAAATGCCAAATGACATTTTGGGCACAATGCTTTTTGATGTAGTTCGCAATACCAATCACTCATCCTTCACGCTCCAATGCTTTGAGTGCTTCTCTTGCTATGTGACCACCGCAATGATTTTCATCTGCAAAATAATCTATCGAAATATCTTTGTCGGTTGCGCTAATAAAATAGCCGCTATCCTCATAGCTTTCAAGCCAATTGGAATCATCGGCATAAAACTTAACCGCCTCTAGAAGTATCTCGTTTTGAGCTTTTAATTTGTCGATTGTTTTTTGTTGGTGATTCCATGCGTTTTTTGCTGAGTCCTTGCCCACGTACTTATATTTAATAATTTCATCGCTAGACAAACCATCAAATGTGCCTAGCCAATATTTTTCAAACTCATGCCTAAGTATTTGCTCGGGAGTGTTCATTTTTCGCCCTCGTTTTTAATTCCCATAAAGCCCAAAGCTTGCTTGGCTAACTTGTTTACCTCAGCAAGTTTTAATTCAAGCTCTGCGATTTTTTTTAAGTAGATTTTTTCAGCCTCTCTAAATCCAACCTTAAAGCCAACGAAAAGCCTGTCTGATAGACCTGTTTTTTCTTCGGCAATTTTATCTAGCTCTTCTTTTGAAATCATTCATCGACCTCAATTTCCTTTTCTTCCCAGCCTACAAGGATATCACCAGTATGTAGATTGGGCATTTTCAATGAGTGCCAATCATCGAGTCTATAGTCTGGTAAACAGTTTGTTTCCCAGCTTTTTATTATTGCGCGGTAAAGTTTGATTTTCTTTTTGCACTTTGGATCTTGCTCTGGTTCATTATAAAGCTCCCAGCCATCCCCTGAAAGGTAATTTAGATCAACACTTTCCCCTGATTCATCTCTAAAGTTGTGGTATTCGTTCATCACTAGATACTCTCTACTGTTCCAAACTTTATCCCTAACCTTTTCGCCTTTTAGCATTGCAATTATTGCTTCTTTTTTATTCATAACTAAAATTCCTTATATAATTTAAAGCTTAAACACGTTTGATAAAACATTTCTAGGTGAATATGACGATTTGCTTGATTATTGAAATCTCTATCATAGCCAAACCAAAAAATATAACCACGTTTGGGCTTAAATAATTTTCTGAAAATACTCGCGCCTTTTTCGCCTAATACTTCGTAAATCTCATCACAAAGAAAACCCCCCTTCGGATATAAAAAATAATTCATGTGATATAGGTTTTTATCGGCCTTATCTATCGCCTCGGTAAATTCATTTCTGGTCATAAGACTCCAATCAAAGCTAGCAAAATCATTATCACACTCAACACCAACACAAGAACAATGGCGGTGAAATCTTCTGAGTGCTTCTTCATCGCTTCTAAAAAGTTTTTCCGATCATGTTCTTGTGACTCGTCGTTTAACAGGCTGATGTGATAAATGCGCTGTATTTGTTTTTTCATTTTACACCTTTTAATTTAATTGCAATTGACCTGTTCCCATCGACAAGTCTTGCTCCCTCTATAATCTCGCCATGCTTTAATGCTTCTTTTAACTTTGCTTTCTCAATTGATTTGGTGAAGAAAACAAATTCATTTGGAATTTTATTTTCATCATCAATTTGCACAATTTGACTTGGCTTGCGAATAGAAATTGATCCCATATCGCCCGTGATTTTATCTTTACCCATGTGCTGCATGGCCTGATAAGCATAATCTTTTAATCTTTCAATAGCATTTTCTCTTGAGCGCTTAAAGTCTTGTAGTTTTTTTATTCGCTCAGATGCTAATAAAATTTCACCTTCTAGCTTTTCAACAAACTGGCAATAGCCATCAGTCTTTTTAATTAGCAGTTCATTCAAATGCGCTTCAAGATCAGGTGCATTTTCATAAACAAGATTTTCTAATTGCGCAAATTCATTCGCAAGTTCATATAAAGACAGGCTCATTTCTTTACCTTCTTTTTCGTAAGTTCCATTATTGCCTTGTTAACAAGGTCGCTCATTGTAATGTTGTTGATAAATGCATAATGCCTAGCTTGTTTTTCAGCTTCAGGTGTAAGGTAAACAGTCTTTCTTATTTTCATAGCCCCCTCTTTTTTTGTTTTATTTTTAGCACTATGATGTTATAACGTCAAGTATGAAAATACACCTATTAGACCGTGACAAGATAGCTTTATGTGGCCAGATAATCCAAAATAAAATGGAAATTGACATTGTAAAAGTTACTTGCTTGCGATGCAAAATGCAGATTGAGCGCATAGGGCGCAATAAATATGATTACATGAGGAAAAAGAAATGAGTTATCCACACAAAATCACATCACTACATTTTAAACAAGGGGATCGCAAGAAAATCAGCAAGGATTTATTCTTTAAAGAAATCTCAGGCGCATATGCCATGGGGGCTATGAATTTAATTGATGAGATTGTGGCGAAATATAAGAATGATACGCTTACAAAAGATGAGTTAATTGGCGAGCTAGAAATACTTACCATTCAAAAATATGACCAATGTAAAAAGAATTTTGGATTGTTTAAATTGCCAAGGGTGACGATATGATAATAGGCGGCGGGTCAGTGGTTGAAATAAAACTAGAGGTAACAAATAACAGCATGATTATAAATCAGGGTGATAATTGGATCAAAGTCCATGTTGATGACATGAAAAAATTAATTGATGCCATGGAAAGGTTCAGAAGCGGTGACGTTGAGTTTGTCAGGGAGCACTTATTATGCAAATAGAAAGAATTTACAAGCGCATAGGCGGTCGAATCTTTAACGAAGAAAAAGGTGGGCACATAGAAAGCGCGGTTGATGAGCTTAACAAGCTCTATGAAAAACACGAAATTTACAAGAAGTGCCAGAAAGTTTATGGCGACTGTAAGGATGGCAGTTTTGAACAGTGCCTAGTTAGCTGGGGGTATTATAAGGACGAATAATGCGTGCTTGTATCCGTTTTCTTTTTTAATTTTAATCTTCTTTATTCTTTTAAATGCCCTAGTATCCCAAAATTCTTTTTCATCTTTAACGCCTAACTGGCTAAACAACATTGGAAGTTTCCACGATGGGAAATAATCAGTGGCGCAAATTGTGAGTAAGTCTGAATAATATCTAATCTTAATGCAATCATTATCATTTTTACTTCGGTACCTATCTGCAAATACATCAAATAATTCTACTACGTCACTCTTGCTTGTGCCTGTTAAATGCACCATGCGCTCAACGCCATTGCGCTTTTCAATGAAAAATTCAAACCCACAATCACAGATAGTTTTCTTAACCAGTGATGAACAAACAGGACACAGCCTAGCGAGTGGGCGTTTCTTTTTTAGATCACGGAAATCTATGTCGTAAACATCGCCTAGATTTTCTATTACTCGACCGTAATCTAATAGCAGGCAATCGCTTTTCCCTTGCGATGGGCGCAACCCTCTGCCAACCGCTTGCATATAAAGAACTTCTGATTTTGTTGCTCTAAGAAAAGCAATGCAATCTATTTTTGGAAAATCATAGCCCTCTGAAAGCATCATCACAGAGCAAAGTATCCCGCCTTTTTCTTCAAATTCTTTTCGCTGATCCTGTTTTGAATGGGCAACATAGCACTCAAGTATTTGCGCCATCGTGTTAGCGTGTTCAATGGTTGAACACAAAAGCACAACAAATTTTCTGCCTGTAATACGCTTAAGTAAATCATCCGCTATTTGGTGATTAATATCTTGATAGGCTTTCTCTAATGAGGTCGCAGAGTATTCACCGTTATTTACTTTTACCTTTGTCAGGTCGAGCATATCGCTACCTGAATAAACTATTGGCACTAAGTATTTTGGAGTCATTTCCTTGAGTGACCTGTAATAAGTTGGCGGAATTTTATTTACGGGTGTAGCAGTAAACTCAATAAGTTTTTTAAATTTTAATCTAGTAAAAAAGTTATTCTCAAGATCATAGCGGTGGGCCTCATCCAAACACAATAAATCAAACTCAGGAAGATCACTTGCGTTCACTAGCGATTGATAACAAGCGATTGTGACCCGACCCCACTCTTTTTTCTTTGAGCTTGCGTGATAAATCTTTGCATTGGGAATATAGCGGAAAGTGTTTTCAACTAGAATATTTTTATTAACGATGATTAAAGTTTTACACGGGTAGCGCCTGACAATCTCGGAGAATATAACCGTTTTTCCAGTACCGACTGCGAGGCAAATAAGGGAATGTTTCTTTCCTTTAATTGCCTCGATTGCCTCGGACTGATAATCCCTTAGATTAAAATGGTATGGCAGAGTCACCATTTGATTCTGCGTATCCTGAGATTGTAGCTTTTGTTCCATAAGAATCTGTCCTGTGTTTAACAGTGATCTTCATTTGAGCGCCTTGCAAAGTGTTTGCTAATTGCTCTTTTGATTCAAACTTTAATTCAGTTTGTTTAATTGCTTTAAGTAAGCGCTTAAGCTCTGCAAGCGCAATATTCTTAACTTGCTCTTTGTCGTGGAACACATTCAGAATGTTGTAAACATTTCCCGCATCGGTTTTAAAAGTAATATTAAGATATTCTTTGCCGCTAGACTTAGACTCTTTAAATTCTACTTTTGCAATTGTTGCATTGTAAGTTCCTTGTGGAACGATTTGTGAATCTTGAACTTGTGATAAATCAAACATAAATATCTCCTATGATTTTTTGAAGATTCGGTCCTTCAAATTGCTTTAATCTCCCTGATCGATCTTTTACCATTATCCTTTCGCTGCTACCCTTGAGCAGTTGGCGCTTACCTTCTTTGTCAACATGAAGATAAAAAACTTCATCAAAGAATTGAACCAATTGTGATGCAATCTTTCCGTTAACATCAGGTATGATGAAGCGGTTATTTAACTCGTCTGTTTCTATTTTATCAAGTGCTAAAACAAACACATTATATTTTTGCAGATCACGCAATCGCTTGATGATCTTTCTCATATACGTTGCATAATCTTGCCATAGTGGGAACGAATCTTTTCTATCTGGGTATTTCTTTTGCAATTCAGCTACTAAAATTTGTGCAATTTCAGTCAGCGAATCTATAAAGATGTTTTCATACTCAACACCTTTTTCTATCTCTGACAGAATATTTGCAAAACCAACCATTGAGTCAACCGTGACGTAATCAATGTCAAAGTTGTGCAATGATAACAGCCCACTCTCCGCAGAAATAATTAAAGTTTTGCCAGTAAGTGTTGACGCTAGTGTTGTTTTGCCCGCTCCGCTTTTTCCAAAGATTAATGCGGTAATGCGTAGTGATTCCTTGGAATTTGTTTTTTTAATTTCCATTTTGTGCCCCTTTTTAAGATTTACTTTTTATATTAGTTGGTTTAAAAAGTAAACTAATTTGTGGGCGCAATTATTTTTTGATAGAACAGTAAGCTTTAAAAGCAGTAATGCTTTTATATATCTAAAAAGCCCCTCTCCTCCTATCAAAAGATATTTTGTGCCCACTTAATAACTTCAAATAAAGGAGAGGGGTTTTTATGTCAACAGATTTAGATTTTTTAGAGTATTGCTTTAGTATCATGGGAAATGTCAGCCATAAAGAAATAACAAAACATAGACATTATCTTTTTGTAATCTATTTTAAATCATACACATACCATTGTAATGTACAAGGTGTTACATTCTCTCAAGACCATGCTTTGTTACATGAGATTTATGAGTTCTTACATGACCAGCATGATGGTATTGGAGAACAAATACGCC